GACGGCGCTCCGGATCTCGGCCGTGTTCACCGCGGTGCGCATCATCGGCGGCACGGTTGGCTCGCTGCCCTTGCACGTGAACCGCCGGACCGACGACGGCGGCCGCGAGCCCGCGGTGCGGCACTGGGCCTACCCGCTGCTGCACGACGCGCCGAGCGCTGACCATACGGCGTTCACCTGGCTCGAGCAGAAGATGGCGCATGCGCTGCTCTGGGGCCGGTCGTACGACCGGATCGAATGGCTGCGTAACGGCGCCGCCGGCGAGCTGCTGCCGCTGATGCCCTGGACCACGAAGGCGCGCAAGACGAAGCGCGGCACGAAGTACTACGAGGTCCAGCTGATGGACGGCTACGAGGAGCTGCCGGCCGACGAGGTGCTGCACGTGCCGGGCCTCAGCTACGACGGCCTGGACGGAGTGTCCGTCATCGAGAAGATGCGCGACGCGCTGGGGATCGCCAAGGCGGCCGAGGAACTGGTCGGCAGCTTCTACGCCAACGGCGCCAAGGTCGGGGGCGTGCTCGAGGTGCCGGGCAAGATGGACCCGGCGGCGCAGAAGAACCTGGTGGCGTCGCTCGCGCAGGAGTTCACCGGCAAGGACGGCGCGTTCAAGACCATCGTGCTCGAGGAAGGGGCGAAGTTCCACGGCCCGAACATGATGCCGCTCAAAGACGCGCAGATGCTCGAGAGCCGCAAGTTCTCGCGCTCGGAGATCTTCGGATGGTACGGTGTGCCGCCGCACCTCGGCGGCGACACCGAGCGCTCGACGAGCTGGGGCACCGGCATCGAGCAGCAGGACATCGGCTACGCCAAGCACACCATCACGCCCTGGTGCGTGCGCATCGAGCAGGAGCTCAACCGCAAGCTGTTCGTGCGCGGCTCGGGGCTGTACTGCAAGTTCGGCCTGGACGGCTTGATGCGTGGCGACTTCAAGAGCCGCATGGAAGGCCTGCAGATCGCGGTCGGCGGGCCGTGGCTCACGCGCAACGAGGCGCGCGAGCTCGAGGACTGGAACAAGAGCGGCGAAGAGGGGATGGACAAGGTCCTCACGCCGCTCAACCTCGGCGCCGGCGCGACCCCGCCGAAGCCGCAACCCGCGCCGGCGCCCGGATCTGCGCCGGCGCCCGCCGCGGATCCGGAGGAAAACGCCCGGCGCGCCGCGGCCGCGCCGGTGAACGTCACGGTGAACAACCACCTGCCGGCGCCCGACGTGACCGTCGAGGCGTCTGCACCCGTGGTGCACAACCATGTCGCCACACCGGCGGTGCACAACGACGTACGCGTCGATGTACCGGAGAACCGGCCGATCATCCAGGTGGCGGCGCCGGAGGTGCGCAACGAGATCCGCGTCGACGTGCCGCCGGCGGAAGTCAACGTGCACCTGCCGCCGCGCCGGTCGGTGTCCGACGTCGAGCGCAACCAGGCGGGCGAAATCACCCGGGTGACGCAGACCGAAAAAGACGCGTGAACCTCCTCGCTGGCACGCTGTACGACCCGGCGGTGTCGGTCAGCAAGGCGACGTCCAGCCTGCTGGCGATGACGGCGATCGACACGACGAACCTGCGGCTGCAGTTCACCGTGCCGCCGTCCGGGATGGTGCGGGTGCGGCTCGCGGCGGTGGTGCACGGCGCGACGACGTTTCCCTCGATCCTCCTCGGCGTCATGGAGGGCTCGACGGTGCGGGGCCGGATGGCGCCGGTGCAGTCGCTGGGCAACACGGCGGTGGCGACGGCGCTGGTGAGCGTCGAGGCGGACTTCATCGTCGCCAACCTGCCGATCGGCCAGCAGCTGAACTGGGACGCGGCGTACGGCGTCGAGACGCTGATCGCATCGACCGGCCTCAAGTACGGCGGCCCGAACAACACGACCGGCAATGACGCTTTTGGCGGCTTCGTGTTCGAGATCTGGGATCCGTGCCCGGCGTACACGCCGCTCGCGGGTTCGCCGTTCGGCGCCACGCCGCCGACCACCACGGTGCATCAGAAGCTCGACACGATCGACGACTTCCTCGACACCGAGATCACCGACATCCGCAACCGGCTGCCGGCGGCGCTGGTAAGCGGGCGCATGGACTGCAGCGTCGGCGCGATGGCGGCGAACGTCATCACGGCGGCGGCGATCAACGCGGATGCGATCACGGCGGCGAAGATCGCCGACGGCGCGATCGACGCCAACACGTTCGCGGCGGGCGCCATCAACGCCGCGGCCATCGCCACCGGCGCGATCGACGCCGACGCGATCGCGACCGATGCGGTGACCGAGATCCAGTCGGGTCTGTCGACGCTCGACGCCGGCGGGGTGCGTGCCGCGGTCGGCCTGGCAAGCGCGAACCTGGACACCCAGCTCGGGACGATCGCCGGTTATATCGACACCGAAGTAGCCGCAGTGCTCGCCGCCGTCGATACGGAAGTGGGCGCGATCAAGACGCAGACCGACAAGCTGGTGTTCACGGTCGCGAACAAGCTCGACGTGAACGTGCTGGTGGTGAACGGCGTCACGGTGGGCGGCGCCGGCACCGGCGCCAACCCGTGGGGCCCGGCGTGAGCGCGTGGGGCAGCGCCTGGGGCGAGGCGTGGGGCTCGAGCTGGGGCGAGACCTCGCCGGCCGCGACGTCCACCACGGCGCAGCCGGCCGGCGGCAGCTACAAATTCGCGCCGCTGGTCGCAGCGCGCCGCGAAGCCCGCAACGACGACGACGAAGCAGTGCTGCTGCACCTGATCACCTGAAGGGGACGCCAATGCTGAAGGACCTGGAGCGCCGGCTGTTCGTACTCGACGGAATGAAGGTCGAGCGCCGCAAGGACGAGAAGCCCGAGATCGTCGGCCACGCCGCGGTGTTCAACCGCGAGGCGAGCATCGGCGGCTGGTTCATCGAGGTGGTGGCGCCTGGCGCGTTCCGCCGCGCGATCGCCGAGGACGACGTGCGCTCGCTCTTCAACCACGACCCGAACCTGATCCTCGGGCGCAACCGCGCCGGCACGCTCAAGATGTCGGAGGACGACACCGGCCTGATGACGGTCACCACGCCGCCCGACACCACCACCGCGCGCGACCTGCTGATCTCGATCGAGCGCGGCGACATCTCGCAGATGAGCTTCGGCTTCCGCGTGCGCCGCCAGGAGTGGGACGAGACCGGCGAGATCCTCAAGCGCAAGATCCTCGAGGTCGAGCTCTTCGACGTGTCGCCGGTGACCTTCCCGGCCTACACCGAGACCGACGTGTCGGTGCGCTCGGCCGCGGTGGGCGCGCCGCCGAGCGTGCTCGCGCGCCTCGAGCGCCAGGCGCCGCCGGCGCGGGGCCTGACCACGATCAGCGCCGCGCACATCGTGCGCGGCAAGAAGCAGCTGCTGCGCGCGCGCGGCGAATAACCCTCTTCAGCATCCGCTGAGGCGATGGCATCGGCGGCCAGGACTTCCATTTTTTTTCCAAGAGAGAGAAAAATCCCATGAAACGCAAGCATCTGATCGTCGCCGCGGTGGCACTCGCGGCGGTCGCCGTCCTGGCCGTGACGGTGGCGCCGGAATCGTACGCGGCCTTTGTCGACCCGCAGGCGCTGCTCGCCGCGCTGGTCATCGCCGGCGCCGGCGGCTTCGTCGGCGACATCGAGCTGCTCCGCTCGAAGGAGCTGCGGCAGAAGCGCGCCGAGCTGGTCGAGACCAACCGCAAGCTGCTCGACAAGATCGCCGCCGAGACGGACCAGGCGCGCGTGAAGGAGCTCGAGACCGAGTGGGACAAACGCGACGCCGACATCATCAAGCTGAGCGCCGACGTCACCCGGGCCGAGCGCCAGGAGGCGCTGGACGCCGAGCTGCGTTTGCCGGCGAACGAGCGGCGCAGTGGCCGGGAGCCGGGCCCGACGCAGCAGGGCACCGACGAGGAGCGCAAGGCGCGCTACCGCGCCGCGTTCTTCAATTACCTGCGCATGGGCCCGCAGTTCATGTCCCCCGAGGATCAGCAGATCCTGCGCACCGGCTGGCAGAGCGTGACCCCACAGGAAGCGCGCGCCATGTCGCTCACCGTCGCGGCCGGCGGCTACACCGTGCCGGAGGGCTTCATCGCCCAGCTGCAGCAGAACATGCTGGCGTTCGGCGGCGTGCGGCCGATGGCCAACGTGTTCACCACGGGTTCGGGCAACTCCCTGCCGATGCCGACCACCGACGACACCTCGAACGAGGCCGCGATCGTGGGCGAGGGCTCGGCGCTCACCAGCCCGCAGGACCCGACGTTCGGCGTCATCACCTTCGGCGCCTTCATGTACCGCACGCTGTGCCTGGCGTCGATCGAGCTCCTGCAGGACACCGCGTTCGACCTCGACAGCTTCATCCGGGGCATCGTCGCGGAGCGCGTGGCGCGCGGCACCAACCGGCACTTCACGGTCGGCAACGGTAGCACCCAGCCGCACGGCTTCATCCCGGCAAGCTCGTCGGGCGTCACCGGCTCCTCGGCCACCTCGATCTCGACCGACGACCTGGTCGACCTCGAGCACTCGGTCGACCCGGCGTACCGCACCGGGCCGAAGGTCGGCTGGCAGATGGCCGACGGCACGCTGAAGATCCTGAAGAAGCTCAAGGACTCGCAGAACCGGCCGCTCTGGCTGCCGGGGTTCGCGGTGCGCGAGCCCGACACGATCCTCGGCTACAAGTACGGCATCAACCAGCACATGGCCGCGGTCGCCGCGTCCAACAAGTCGCTCGCGTTCGGCGACTGGTCCAAGTACTGGATCCGCGACATCGGCCAGCTGCTGATCGTGCGGGCGAACGAGCTGCACATCGGCAACGGCCAGATCGGCTTCTACGTCTTCTCGCGCCACGACGCGAAGATGGTCGACGCGGGCACGGACCCGGTGAAGCACCTGACGCACCCGTCGCCGAACTAAGAAGAAATCTCCTCGCAGTGCATCGGGGCTGCTTCGGCAGCCCCTTTTTTCAAACGCTCATGTCGCTGAAGCCGATGGTCCTGGCGGTGCTGTCTGCGCTGCAGGAGATAGCGGTGCGTTGGCGGCTCGAGCGCTTGAAAAAGGGGGAAATATGAAGATCCGCTTCATCACCAGCGTCGCCGGCGAGCGCTTCTCGTACGACCACGACGAGGTCGTCGACCTGCCGCCGGTCGCGGCGCGCGAGTTCCTGCGCGCGCGCCAGGCGGTGCGCGTCGAGGAGGAGCAGGCCGTCGCGCCGCCGCCCGAACAGGCGACCGCGCCCGCGGCCGAGACCGCGATCGCGGCGGCGCCGGAGACCGCCGGCAAGCGCGGGCGCCGCAACCGCACCCTCAAGAACCTCGGCGGCCTGCTGCCCTGATGAACTACTCGGTCGCGGTCAAGACCGCGGCGGCCGCGGAGCCGCTGACGCGCACGGAGGCGAAGCTGCACCTGCGCCTCGACGTGGCCGACGACGACGCGCTGGTCGATGCGCTGATCATCGCAGCGCGCGAGTGGACCGAGAACTACTGCCGGCGCTCGTGGGCGCGGCGCACGCTCGAGCTGCGGCTCGACTGCTTCGCGGCCGAGATCAAGCTGCCGCGCGGGCCGGTGTCGTCGGTGACGAGCATCCAGTACACCGACAGCGGCGGCAGCCTGGCGGCGGTGCCGAGTGGCGACTACCAGGCCGACCTGTATTCGACGCCGCCGCGCATCCGCACCACGTTCGGCGTCACCTGGCCGGTGACGAAGACGGGCGTGCTGAACGCCGTCCTGATCGAGTACGTCGCCGGGTACGCGCCCGGCGCCGGCAGCCCGACCGACTACGCCGAGAACGTGCCGGCCGCGGTCAAGGCGGCGATGAAGCTCCTGATCGGCGGCTGGTACCAGAACCGCGAGCACATCGTCACCACGCCGCCGGCCGAGGTGCCGATGGCGGTGAAGGCGCTGCTCGCGCCCTACGAGATCCGCGACTTCTCGCTGGAATGAAGCAGTACTGGGAGGTGCCGCATCTGTGGCACGCCGCGACCGCGGTGTGCATCGGCGGCGGGCCGAGCCTCACGCCGGCGCAGGTCGACCACTGCCGCGGCCGCGCGCGCGTGATCGCAATCAACGACGCCTACCGCCTGGCGCCGTGGGCGGACGTGCTGTACTTCTGCGACGACCGCTGGTGGCAGTGGCACGCGAAGAAGCTCGCCGACTGGAAGGGGATGATCGTGCGTCTGCAGGGCGGCGGCCACGACTTCGGCGACGCGCGCATCAAGGTGCTGCGCAACCTGGACGAGAAGAAGGGGCTCGCCAAGCGGCGCGACGGGCTGCACACCGGCCAGAACAGCGGCTTCCAGGCGATCAACCTGGCGGTGCAACTCGGCGCGGCGCGCATCGTGCTGCTCGGCTACGACATGCGCTCGGTGCTCGAGGGCGGCAAGGAGAAGACGCACTGGTTCGGCGACCACCCGGGCGGCACCGCCGGGCGCGTCTACGAGCAGATCATGCTGCCGCACTTCGAGAGCCTGGTGAAGCCGCTCGCCGAGCTCGGCGTGCAGGTGATCAACGCCACGCCTGGCAGCAAGATCACGTGCTTCAAGAAGCTGCCGATCGAGCAGGCGCTGCCGGACGCGGAGGCGGCGGCGGCATGAGCAGGGGCAAAGTACGGGTCGATCTACAGCGGCCGACGGCAGCGGCGAGCGCGGTGGCGGCGGTGTTCAAGCGCCGGCTGCCCGGGTACGAGCGGCGGGTGCTGATCCGCCGCGGCCGCGTGCTCGCCTCGGGGCAGCAGAAGATTTTCGAGCCGAAGAAGTGAAGCGCGCGTACTGCGACATCCGCGAGAAGCCGGAGTACCGCGCCGAGGCTTTCATCAGCGGGCTGAAGGCCAACGGCTTCCACGTGCTGCACCGCCAGCTGCCGGCCGAGCCGCCGAAGCCCGGCGACGTGCTGGTGATCTGGAACCGCTACTCGGTGCAGGAGCAGACCGCCGACACCTGGGAGAAGCAGGGCGGCACGGTGCTGGTGGCGGAGAACGGCTACTGCGGGCGCGACGCGAACGGCCACCAGCTCTACGCGCTCGCGGTGCACGGCCACAACGGCAGCGGCACCTGGCGCGCCGGCGGGCCCGAACGCTGGGAACGGCTTGGCCTCGAGCTCAAGCCCTGGCGCGCGCGCGGCGAGCACGTGCTGGTGTGCCCGAACCGGCACTTCGGCATGAAGGACCTGGCGATGCCGGTCGGCTGGGAGCAGGAGACGGTGAAGCGGCTGCGGCAGCACACCAAGCGCCCGGTGCGCGTGCGGCCGCACCCGCAGAACAGCGCGCCGGCGGTGCCGCTCGCGGCGGAGCTCGAGCGCTGCCACGCGGTGGTGGTGTGGGCGAGCTCGGCCGGGGTGCACGCGCTGCTCGCCGGCGTGCCGGTGATCGCGCTGTCGAAGTGGTGGATCTGCAAGGCGGCGGCCAGTCCAGACGTCTCGACGGTGGAAGCGCCGCCGCCGCCCGAGCGCCGGCCGGTGTTCGAGCGCTTGGCGTGGGCGCAGTGGACGGTGGAGGAGATCGCGCGTGGAGAGCCCTTTGCTCACCTGCTATCCGCAGCCCGGCAAAGCGAAATCGCAGCGGCTGTGTGAGGCGTTGGCGAAGGGCGCCGACGGCTACGGCGCGGTGTCCTACACGCGACCGAGCGCGCTCGCCCCCGGCGCGGCGGGGTTCTATGGCGTGGTCGGCCTCGAGGATCTCTATCGCCAGGCGCGCGCCGAGGGCCGCGACTGGTACTACGCCGACAACGCGTACTTCGACGGCACGCGCGGCACGCACTTCCGGGTGACGCGCAACGCCCTGCAGGACCCGGGCACGGGCGCGCCGGACTGGAAGCGCCTCGAGGCGCTGGGGCTGGAGATCAAGCCCTGGACGCGCGGCGGCCGCCACGTCCTGGTGGTGATGCAGTCCGAGCACTTCCTGCGCGAGGTGGCGCAGTGGCCGGGCGGCGCGACGACGTGGCAGGACGCGGTGCTGCGGGCGCTCGACCGGCACACCGACCGGCCGATC